CTGATATAACGTCTTGACTCTTCGTTCTCAACAAAGCCTACTTTATGCTTAAAGCATTGTGTTCTGATTGGTACTGGTGCACACATACGGATAGTTACGTCTATAAATTCAGGGTCTGTTTCATCTTCTTGTTGAATAACTTTAACACTCCTATCATAAGATGTTTCTGCACAACCATGTAAGCTTACCTTATAGGCTTTAGCTGATAATGGACAAATGTTGTATAGTGCTTTGACTATACCACGTTCATAGTGTCCATTTATTGCACCTACCTTTAATAGATTAACCCACCCTATAAAGCTTGTTCTTACTTTTCTTCCCTGCTCTGACGTGACTAGTCCTGCTTTCAGCGTTTCTTTTAATTCTTTTACTATAATAGGTGTGAAAGTCTGCACTGTTACTCTAACGTGTGCGAATGGCGTCCAGTGATCATGGGTAGCTAAGTAGTTAATTAATCTTTTCTTGGCTTCACTTGTAATACCTGAGCCATCAGCAGCGAAGCTTACTTTAGCTGCGCGTACTACTGATTCATCGTTACCCATACGGTCGATTAGTTCTGCTTTCATTTATCCTCTTCCTTTAATATCATACGCTCTCCTGAATGTCTTACTTTCTCTGCATCACGGAGTGCTGTGTTTCCTTCTTTAAGCTTACCTTGTCGAGCTGCTGCTTTACGCCACACAGACTTAAATGCTGTACCTTCATTGAAGTCCATATCTAACTTGTCAATAATGTCTTGACAAGACACTAATCCTACTTCTGGTATGTATACATCGTAGTAGCTACATGACCCACCACTATTCTCAACAGTAGTCTTTGTTTCGCCGTCATTAGGGCTGACAGGTGGGTGTAGTGGTGCTGTCTCTGGGTAGCCACCATGGGTAGCGTGTTTGTACCGTTTACTGTAAAATTTACACCCTTCACAATTTTGTGGTTCTGCATATACACAGCTTTTTAATTTACATGTCATATAAATCTCCCTCTATCTGCGTCAAAGGTAATCTCCTCTCTCATATCAGGCATACCTTCTCGCTTTGATTTTGTTTTAGGCATTGATAGCCCACGTTTGTTTTGTAGTAATGGATCATCAGAGGAACCTAACATAATGATTCCATCACATGCACCCTGCTTACCTGTTTTACTTTCTTTAAGCATGTGCTCTAGAGGGAACATAAGTCCCGCACCTTCGTTACTGATTTGACTTGTTGGGAACGTAGGACAGTTATACTTGACTCCTAATTCCCTAGCCCACTGATAAAGCTGCTCTAGTCGTTGGTCTTCCCTCAAATCTTTACGAGTGGGGAACTTTACGTTATCCAACATATCAAAGACTATCGCACCTACGTTATCAATCCCAATACCTTCTAACACTTCTTCTAAGTGGAAGTTATTCTTTCCATGAATGTCGTAGACACGGACTCTATCAGTGCTACCCATAGCCTTTATATAAGCATCTCTTAGCTTATTCTCTTCTTTGAGTTTGGCTAGTTCTCCATTGGTAGCATTTAGGGCCGACATGATTTGTCGTGATATGATTCTCTGTCTTCTTGACTCATTATTGAACCATACAACAACCTTGTTCTCTGGCATCTGTTGTACCATTGACCAGTTAAGGAAGGTTAAGAAACTCGTCTTACCTTTACCTGGCCTTGCTGCAACGATGTACTGGTCTCCACCTTGTATTCTACGGTAGTGTTGATTGAGTACATCTAGTGGCCATTTAAGTCCAACGTCTTCGTCTTCATCACCTATGGTGCTATCTTCCATATCGGCATACTCATGTGCCGAAGTGCGTTCCATTGTGTTTCGTACAGATTCGTATAAGTTACCAACTTCAATGATAACTTCAACTTCTTCTCCTTGTTCGTACTCGTTAATGACATTAGCGACATCGGTAGCGAACTCAAGTTCGAGTAGTTGATTGATAATATTCTTTCGTACAGCTTCGGGTACGTCTTCTTCCATTCTGCTAATGAGCTTGTTGTAGAAGTCACAATCGCTTTCTCCCATCTTCTTATGGAATGTTGTAAAGAACATACTACGGAATGAAGGGAAGTCTAAAGCTTCTTCATCTGGACATAGTTCAAAGTATTTAGCTATATCATCAGTGAGTGCTTTAGTCTTTTTATCTATGGCAGACCGTGGTATGTATCTATGTACTTTATTAAAATTTTCACGGTATTTTATTATCCGTAGCAGCGCGAGATCTATCACGTCCATTTACCCTTATTATCTATGTATCTAATCCAATCATCTTTTGTCCAGTATGATGTATGTACTGGAGGTACTGGGAATGTATACTCACCACGAGCGTACTTACGTACTTTCTCGTAGTAGGTTAACTTAGCCTTCCCATTTACATTGACCGCAGGCGCATTTAAGCCCAGCGTTAATGAAGTCATCTATATCTTCCTCATTATAACCAAATAGTCTACCTAGTAAGCGATGTTTCTCTTCTGGCGTGCGAACTAAGACGTTAGCTCTGGTTGTTGATAGTAGTTTAAATACTGCGTGTAGATGTGTATTTTCCATACGAGTAATACTAATTAACCCTTCACCTTGTCTGTCAATCGCTAAGTCAATCGTTAGGAATGCTCTACGGTACTGTTCTGGATCTTTGTCTTTGTCTATTGTTGCTAAAGGCTTTACTCCCTCTAACACAAGTTGAATCTCTTTTCCTTCATGTGGTGCTATAGGCATTTGCTTTCTCCAATTCTATGCGTATTTCTTTACGTGAGAGACACTTGGGATCTTCTCGTGTGACAATATTTCCAACTTCACACACAAGTCCCATAGTTCTCCGTATATCTCTCGCTCCTTTGCGTCCGGCTTTGTCGCTGTCAAGCCACGTAATACACTTTGAATACGTACTAAGCACTTGCGCCTGTCCTGCATTAAGCTTTGTACCGAGGATGGATGCTGTATTAGTGTATTCACTGAGTCTAATGGCTGATAGTATGTCTTCAGCAATGACAACTGTGCTACTAATCGTTCCACTCGTTTTGACGTGAAACAGTATTCCGTCTTTATCCCTGCTTGGTTGTATATATTTAGGCTTTTGGCCCTTGTGAATTGCTCTGCACTGGAACCAGATAAGGTTATCTTTATCGTCAAACACTGGGAGTACAACTCTACCAAGCTTTTCTGAATAGCCGATCTTATGTTCTCGCCATTGTACTGGGTTAATCCCAGCTTTGTATAACCACAATCTCCCTTGTAAGGGTATGTCTGTACTATAGTCATCAGGTAACTCCAATTTAGTTATAGGTTTAAGAGCTTCATCATTTAGCTTTTGTATATGTGCGAGCTCTGCTAACGAAAGTTTGCCCTTACCTTCAAATGGATTATAACCACACGCATTACAGTATAAGCTGTAGCCTTTGATAGAATGGTTTACTATTGCGGCGTTGGTGTTAGTTCCTTCCCCACATTCAGGACAGTCAGCTCTTGCTTTCTGTCCCGTTGGTAAGTTTTTGGCTATCTCTAGCCAAGACATTACTTACTTTGTCTATCTGAGATAATTGCTTTCAGTTCTTTTACACTTTCGTTATGTTCTGTCACTTCCTTACGAAGTGAGTGGATGTTGTCTTGTAGCTGTGTAATTTGTTCCATCTTCTTCATCCTGTATAAAGGTATCCAGTTCTGTCATACCTTGTTCGTGTAAGTTTTTAACCAAGTCACCTACTTCTTCTTCGGTTATTGGTTCGTTGTTATCTTCTTGTCTCATTGTTTCTCCTTTTAGTGCCTACTTCGTAGTACACTTATGGAAGATGCTACGAGTTCAACGTAGTATTGCCACGTCTGGCATAGGCTTTGCATCCATCTTCCAAAAATATACTTAATACTAAGGGTAGACATTAGCCCACCCTAGTATAAAGCCTAAGCGTTTAGCCTAGTACTTCTTCACCGTCAGTGCCTTCTGCTGCATCAAGAGCATCAAGGTCTACACCTGCTGACGCTGCTTCAGATACACCAGCTTCACGGTTAGCTGCTTTAGTAGCTGCCTTCTTCTCTGCTGCTGCACGACCCTTCTCTTGTGCTGCTACGATAGCTTCATCGAATTCACCGTTAGCTAATGCTGCGAGAAGTTTGTCAGTGAATGACTCTACTTTCTCTTGTGTAGCGTTAACGAGTGTTGCACCTGGCGCAACAGCGTCTAGTGCTAGTTTGATATTACCAAGACGAAGTGTGAGTGCTTGAGAACCATCTTCTCTTGGAATCTTGTTACCATCTTTGATTTGTACCGCTACACGTGCTTCTTCGATACCTAAGTCATAGGTAGGAGTCTGGCTTGGTGAACGAGAGTTGTTGTGTGCTACTGCAAACTCGGCGAGTTCTGATAGAGACATAATTGTTTCCTTTTATTTAAGTTAATGAGGTGAGCTAGTCCTCGGTTTGCTCGACGTCGAGGCGTTGTGCCTCTTTATTCGCAAGATCTCGTTGGAGGTTCTTACGGAATTCTTGGATAAGTTGTTTGGCTGTTACAGGTTTACTATTTCCCCATAGCATTGTATGGCCTACGCAACTTCTACCATCCCATATAAATGCTGTGTAATCTATGCGGCCATGCTTTCTAATTGTACACTCAACTTCTACAGTATGGTTGTCTGGGTTGAGACTACGGACACCTTTACGAACACTATTAACTAGTTGTATATGTCTTACTTGTGCTACGTTCATAATGCTCTCCTACTAATACATTCTCTTTCTGGTTACTGTTAAAGGTTTTTCGTTGTTACGTGCTCTCCAGTTATCTTGCAAATTACTGCTTGAGGCGTTACTCATCATGAAGTCACGTTGGTGCATTGGTATTACTGGTATATGAACTTTAGTACATCTTTTCATCTGGGTGTTTCCTATAGTATTGTTTAATAAATGGAGTGCATAATTCAACTACTTGAATGTATCTAGTTAGTTGTCTGTCTGAACATCGTAGGTAGCTTTTCATACTAGCTCTAGTCAGTTCATTTACGTTACGGTAAAGCTTGTATATTTTATACCAGTTTACAGTGTCTTGTTTATGTGTGCTTGCTGCATTAATACTACGCGTACACCCAACTATAATATCTTCTATAGCTCTGTGTATGTAGTCTAGCTGCCACAGTATATTGTCTGTTTCTCCCCATTCGTCAGTGATTAAGAAGGGGTTTGTATATGTCTTTTTCTTACGGCTTAGTTTCATCGTTAGTCATAGCGGAATACGAATAGTTGTCGTTTGTTTTTGTTGTGTCTTTAACTTGTCCAAATGATAATGGCATAACTCGCTCCTTACGGCGTGATTGATATAAAGGGTTGTTTCGATCTCGATTTTTTGGTCGATTTTGAGCCTCTGAAATTCAGGCATTAAAAAGGCCCGAACTCAAGCGAGAACGGGCCTAATCTTCGATCTAAGCGGATTATGAGAATATGTATGCCGATTGTATAGCTTCGGTCGATCGGTAGTCTCCGTCAAATTCTGGGGCTGTCTGATTCATTGATTCACAGAGATTTTCTAGCGCTTTGTAGCAGTGTACCAGAACAAACTTTTCTCTGATTACCTTGCTCGTTTCTTTGAAGTCACAAGCATGTGATCCAATGGAGTCGTGCACTGTTACTAGGTCGTGATTGCAGCCATTAACTACCATTCTTAAATGTGTTGCATCTATTGAATGTATAAAGTTTGGGGCCATTGCTCCAGCTGTTTTGATTACGTCCAACGGTGCTTTTACTCCAACCATTTTAGCGGCGAGTAATCCTGCTCTAATACGTTTGTTTTCTTCTTGGCGATATTCCGTACAAACTTTAAATCCGTCCGCCGTCTCCCAATAAAACTTTGATTTATTAGGTTGTTCGTGTAGTGCATCAGTGACACAGATTTTTAGTGATTCTGTCAGTTGAGTTACTGCGCCAGCTTTGGCACCAATAGCAGATAAATAAGCGTCACCAATTACATTACCCTCCTTAATGCTTTCTTTGTTTTCAGAAAGATAAGACATAATGTTACTTTTAATGGTTCGCGGTGTTGCGCCGTAGCTTGTGACCATTACAGGATTTTTTGCCATGTCTCGACCATGTTTTACAATAAGCATTCTAGCCTCGTCAGTTTTAACATGTTGGAGCGCTTCGGTTGCAACTAATCCATAGACGTCTGCGGGTGTGTCTGTCCCTTTCGATGGGACACAGTTTACCGCTTCGGCTGTTGCTCTGTCGCCAGTGATAGCGGCCATGTGTTGTAAACCGTTACAAGTTCCGTCTTGGTGACAAACAAGTGTAGATTCAAAAGAGCTTGCTTTATATGCTCCATATTCGTCTAGTTTCTTTATTTCATGGGCAGCAACTAAAGCCTGAAAAGTGTTTGCTTCTTGGAAGTGTGTTCTTACTTCTCGATGTGTTTCACACTGTATTAATAAATGCCAGTTGTTTTGTGTCCACTTAATACGGTCTTCAATGCTTAGTTTGTCTTGGCCGAATACGTTGGCTGTATGAATACAAAGCGCTGTGAATCCTGTTTCGCCAAGTGGCTTTGCTTCCTTAAACTGGAAAGCAGCCTTACAAAAATCTACGCCCTGAGGTGATAACAAACCGCCTCGATAATACATGCGGCCGCGCGTGTCCATTGTTATAGGGAAATGATAACCTTCTGTATCTTGGTATTTCAAAATTTCTTCATAGAGTCGGAATGCTTCCTCGGTTGTTTCTTTCTTTGAACAAAGGCCGCTCGCTATGTGCAAATGCTTGTTCTTTCTCATGTCTTTCGCTGCCTCAATGATACAAGGCGCCACAACAAACTTAACCTTCTGTAGTTTGTTTACTGCCTGGAGCACAAGCGGTTCAACATGGTTATCTTTTAACTTTGATTTAGTAATTAACTGCATGTTGGCGTGTTCACTAACGCCCGTCTGTGAATCTGTCCAATTTTCGGGTTGGTGCTTTAGTGGGCGACATAGCATCGAACTACGCTCGCGTAATTCAGGGATCATGTCGTTTAATGTTTGGCTAAACTCTGGAGTCATGCCCACGCCTTTTATAGTGATAATTTCACCGCTTAATGTTGTAACTGTGTGATCCTCGAAAGCATAGCTTACGATATTCAGCTCTTGCATTGCTGCGACATAGGCCTTAGCTAGCTGTTTGCAAAATGTTTCATCTATACCCGCCTGATTGTCATTCGACCAATTAAGGAAAGCTGTAGATAATAAAGCGTAGTTTACATGTTTATTGAATCCTAACACGTCAAGAGCTAGTACCCACAACGTCAGATTGTTAGGTTGCGATTTCTCGCTTTCTTTGCCTCGGTCGTCTTTGTAGTGAATAACCGACTCGCCACCACATATCTCGGGCAATGTAATCAGGTTTATATTCACCCACTCCAAAAGCGCTTGATGTTGGCCTATGCGCTCTTTAGCTTCGTTCCGTAGTGTTAGACATTCCGTATTGATATCGCTACCAGTAACAGTTGATTGGACATTT